GCCGTCTTTATTTTTGACACACGTTTCGCAAACGTACTTAGCTTTTTTCATAGCCTCGATTTTCTTCACTTGTTCCCAAGTAAAAATCGTCGGATCAATATTTACCTTTAGGTCAAACATAGAACAACACTCACTAATGCTACGATTGAAAATACACATCCACAAATGAAACCAAAAATCCATTGACTACGGCGCTTTTCGACTTCTTTGCTTCCTGGAACGTAGCCAATCAATTCGTCAAGTCCTGATATATTCATGATTTACTCTTTTTCAACTTTTGTGTGACGGCGTGGACTATCATCAAAATTTAGATTTCCTCTCACCCAAGACTTTTTTTGTTCTTCGTGCATTTTTGCACGTTCTTCTGGCGACATATTCTTAACATGCTCTACTGCTTCTTCGAGGAGCATCATTAATTTTAGATTTGTCGCCATGCCGCGATTAATCATCTAATGAATCTCATCTACTTTATTGAAGATGTAAATTAGAATACCAAAATGCGAAACAAAAGAGACTGGAATAACTACAAACCACACTAGAAAATGAGCTGATGAAAGTATTAGCGCGATAACAATGAAAAACGCACTGAATACAATCAAAATAGTAGCAACGCCTATAACTACTAAACGCGAAACATCAAAGAGACTTTTATTCATCTCTATACCTAGACGGATTTTGTTGGCGCTCATTATAGGCTCCGGGTTTCGAATATGATCATTGTATCATATCGAACAAAAATGTCAATCAGCTTCTTTAAAAAGAAAACCTAGTTTTGAATCCAAGTCTGTGAGCAGTTCTTTTTCAACAAGCTCTGCTATTTTGTTTGTTTTACACTCAATAGTATATACATCACCAGCAATTGAAAAACAAACTTCAGCCCCGTGCCACCATGACATATCTTTTGAAAACCATTTTTTGCCCGTGTTCTTTATGCCAAGCTTTTTGTGAAACCAAGTTTTATGGATACGACAAAAACGACCAGCCCCATAGTGCCAATTGCGTTTTCCATTCCTTCTCCATACGCGCTCAACTAAAAGCGGATTAAAACCGCCTTCAAAACATTCAATTTCTAATAAGTGTTTAGTCTTCATCTGGACCTACTATCATTACATCATCAGGAACTTGAATTGTTAACTCTGTGCTATATCCATTTTCATGAATTTTGTAGCTCACTGGCCAATCTGGCATAGGAGCATTTTCGTCAATTGGTGAAAGACCAATCATCCAAGTTGGCGCAATATTTTTCAGTGCGTAGTACGCAAAAACCATGACTCCAAGACCATGCTGGTCAAGCAACTTTACATGAGTTCCGTCATAGCATGGAAACTCTTCTCTAAAAGCTCCTTCGATTTCAAACAAATCGTCACTTGCTCCATAGAAAATCACTTCTTTCATTATTGCTCTCCGTAGTAAAATTTCACGCGGTCAGCCAAAACTGAAGACCACTTACGCCAATCTTCTTCAACAAAAACTTGTGGTGCAGCGCCGTCATTCATGATCCAAATCATGTTGCCTACAACTTTGAGATCATATCTTTCTTCGAACATTGTGCTGTAACCACAAACTTGAAGACGATAATCTTCGATATCGCTAGATTCTTTTGGCTTTGCGCTATTCTTAAAATCAACTACCCAAACGCCGTTTTGAATACGGCAAACCATATCAACTGTGCCAGCGATTCTAAGTACATCACTCCAAAGAGGAGCTTCTAAAAGAAGGACTTCATCAACGCGATCAATAAGTTTCTTTGCTTGCATAAACATTGCAAGCACATTGGGCATAAGTCCTTTTGGTTCTTTTCCAGTTTGAATGTATTGTTCAATAGCGTCGTGCAACTTAGTTCCACGAACCCGAGCAACACGCCCTAAACGTTCAGCTTCTTCTTCGCCAACCCACTTTCGCCACCGTTCAAGCCAAGCTTTATCGGCTGTTGCGCCAAGAACAGTAGTCATGCTCGGATAATCGCCGAGCGGAGTCCGATATAGACGCGCTTCGGGCGTTTCTATGCGAGGCGCGTCTAATACGTTAAGCAATTTCTAGTTTTTCTTTTGTTTATGCCAATACCAAACACCAAGCCAGGCGACGATAAATGCAACAATAAACCAAGTCATGATAATCTCCATCTATAGAATTTTTTGCAAAATTGTAGATTTGAAGATATCATATCATAGAATAAGCGAATTGTAAACAAAAAAGGGGAGCCCGAAGGCTCCCCTTTTATCGAACTAAAAAATCTGTTAAGACTTTTCAGCAAGCTTCTTGAAATAATCAAGACTAGCATCGTCTTCTTCATCGCCATCTGAAGACTCACTAACAGTTGGCTCTGAAACTTCTCTTGAAGCAACCGGCTCAGGCGCCTCTTCATAAGTCTGTGCGGGTGCAAAGACTTTGGCTGCTTCAGGAATCGTTGCAATCAATAAGCGTTTAAGCTCTTCGAAAGTCTTGAATTCCTTCTGATCTAGAAAAGATAAGAGCGCATGTTCTTTCTCCCAAAGAGCTTTAATCTCTTCATCAGAGTCTGCAACTGCAGATGGACTATCAAACTCAGACTTGTCGTAATTACGAAAGCCTTCTACTTGACGAATACGCATCTTAAAGTTAGCGCCTTCCCAGAAATCAAATGGGTTAACTTCAGCGCGATTTTCAAGTTCATCTGGAGTCATCATGCCGTTGATCTTATCAAAGATCTTTTTACCATAACGATAAAGAAAGACCTTACCCTCGTTCTCACGATTACCAGGATCAGTAATCACAAGAATATTAGAAATATAGTTCAAACGACGCTTTTGTTTACGAGCCTGTTCTTTACCAGCCTCATCACCGCGGTTCCATAACATAGAGTTGAATTCGCCGACCGGATCTTGTTGTCCGATAGTCGACAATGAATTTTCAATGTACCACTTACCAGTAGGACCCTTAAACCCGTGATTAAAAACACGAACCCAAGGAATTGTCTCACCCGGAGGAGCAGGCAAGAAGCGAATGAGAGCAAGACCGTTTCCAGCTTGATCAACAGTCGGCTGCCATCGCCGTGTGTCGTCTTGTCGTCCAAATGAAGTTGTTTGTTTGTTTGTTTCCTCGACGATCTTGTCGTAGAGGGAAGTGCGGTTTCTCTTAAGATCCGCGAATGAGTCACTCATGTGTAGTTTCCTTTTTTGTATAACAGTTTTATTGAGCTTATCCACAAAGCTACATGATGTAATCATTCTATATATACACTTTCACATCAACGTGAGAATGCATCTACAAGTATTTTTTTAGTCCTTTCATCATCTATTTTGAAAAACGAAGAAGACTTTTTCATTTTGATGTGAAGATCATCCCAAATGAAATTTCCGCCAATCTTCTTATCCCAGTGTTCAGAAAATCTTGTAAGTCTATCAATGATGAGTAAAGTATCAAGACCAATAGTTTTATTAAGATAGAGCTTAATAAGAGTTGGCAACTCACTAGTTTTTACTGCAAGAAGCTCGTTCAAATCTGGGCAAAGATCCGCCATCGTTTGGCAATCATTCTTAAACACGTACGATCGAGAACCTTCGCGCCTTAGAAATTCTTGATAGATTTCTTCAGCTTTGTCTGAGACTAAATCTTTAGCCCATACTTTTGGGTTCTCAATAAAATTGATAGCAATGAACCGTGCTAATTCATCGCGATTTGAAATCTTGCGTTGAAGCTTCTTAAAGAAAAGGCGATCTTTGCGCTTGAGATAAGTTTCTTCGTTCGCGCGAATTCCGCCATTATACTTGAAGTAGTCATAATCAGATGTGAAGTGGGCTCTTACAGCTAAATAAACTTTGAAGGCTCTGAACCCCTCGCGCGGATCATCTAACATGGAAGCTTACGATATTTCTCCTTAAGCATACTAAGATCAGAAGCTTCAGCCGCGATCTGTTGCTTGATTTTTGTGTTGAGAAGTTTTCCTGCAGACTCTACTTCGACTTCATTCCGCTCGCAATAATGAACTACAGCTTCCATGTAGGAAATGCCGCTATCCTTTACGAGTTGTTCGATAATCATCGAAAATTTTGATGTGTTCATGACTTCTATCATTACACGCTTTCAGTAAGAAGTACTTTGTTCTTGCCGCCGACGTTATCACGAACAATATCTTCAGACAAGAGCTCTGGCCAATAGACTTCGAATGCTATGCAATCTTCAATAACTTCAAAGTAATGCTTCTCACCAGGTCGAACTTGCGTAGATTCACCAGCTTTAAGAATAGTAACGTCAATTAGATCATAATCGTTCTTAACGACGACAATCTTCATACGTCCCCTTTCTACAAAAAAGGCGTTCCACTTATGTCGATGTAAATGTGTGGAGCATCTGAACCCTGCTTGTGCTTCTATTCTATGAAACTCAACAACAGCGTTCTGAAGGATCGGCTCCGTCGATCCCCAAACTTTACCAAACTTCAATTTTACTCCCCAGCGCTTTCCCAGCGATAAAACAGATGGTTGTCGATTACAACCGTCTTTCTGAAAACTTTAGCCCAAGAAGGTTTCACATAATCTGCATGGTAATGGGTTGCTCCATCTGTAAAATCGATGATTGGATACAACATCATCTTGAGCGCTATATTCCGAATTTCTTCGTAAATTTCCTTTTCTGTGATAATGTCAGCTTTACCATCGCAGTACCAACTAAATTTGCAACGATTTCGAACTGGAACCATCACTTTAGGATCTCTTAACGATTGTACTTTGTCGCCTTGTTTGACAACACCGCACACTGTATCCGGATAACGCGAGTCTTGAACTCTATTCAGAGTTACTAATCCGACGGCGAGTTTGCCGGCGAATGACTGATTCTTAGCTTCAAAGTAGATATTCTGAGCTAGACAGTTGACTTGCTGTTTGCTTATCACCAGTGCACGATCTGCGTGAGCTTGGTGACTCAAAAATAGCGCTGCAGTAACAGCGCATACCATTACAAAGTTTTTCATTTTTTTATTCTAACACGTTTCCTCACAAATGTAAACAACCAAATTGCGCTAACGATAAAAAACAACGCGCAAAAGGCTGGAAACGTAGAAGCCCCAAGGACTCCTTTACCGAGAAACATAGCTGTTGGTAGTGTTAAAATCCAAGCGAAAATAGTAATCGCAGCAATGATTTTAACTAGACTGTACACTCCCGTGAGGAATGTTATGGCCATTGAGAGATTTAGAAAAG